CCGAACAAGCCCTTGCCGCCCTGTGCGACATTCAGGCTGTTCATTAACTTGAGCACGACGGGGATCAGTTGAAGCAGCGCATCTTGCCATTCCATTGTGCCATCGATCAGGCCCTTCATGACTCCGCCAAATTCACCGGCTGCGGTATTCCATGCTTCTTGGGATTCCTTGGCCTGCTTAAGCGCCATGGCTTCGCGAACGTAAGCATCAACACGTTCGTTGATCCGTTGGACCTGCCCTTCTGATAGTTGTGCATTCTGCCAGTCGGCCTCGCCTTTTTTGCGGGCTTCTTCGCGGGCCTGCTTCAACGCTTCCTGTTCAAGCTTCAACCCCTCCTCGCGCCTCAACTGCTCCGCATAGGTCAGGTTAAGAGCATTGCGCTCTTCTATGAGGGTTTGGGTACGATCCTGTAGAGCCTGAAGGCTATTATCGAAGCGATCGTCCGCTGTTTTACGAGGCGCGCCCTGCTTCTTCTCTGGTTTGTAGAAGTCTGGGAAAAGTTCCTTCCACGACTTTGTTGTCGGATACCGAGAGCCCCAACGCGCATTGAACTCCTCATCATCCAAATTCTTCGGACGACGATCCGATTTTGCGCCAACTCCAAGATCGGTTAGGCTCGATGCCTCCTCCTTCAGAAGGCCGAGTGCTGTCATTGCAGCCAAGGCTTTGCGCGCAATATCCTGAATTTTCGCGATTATCTTCGTGGTGTCAGGATCAGCCTCTGAGAGTTTGTCCGTCTCCTTGAGAAGTTCTTCCAGCGATTTTTCGCCGGTCACAAACTCGCCCCAGAGCTTCTGAAGTTCCTGCTGCATGCCAACGGATGACCAGCCGTTGAGCGCGCCAAGCTGCTGAATTGTCGCGCTTGCCTGATTGCCGAAAGCTTTCAAGTCTTCTTGCGCGGTGAGCAGGTTGACGCGGCGCTGGGCTTCGGTCGCGGCGCTTGCAACGAGATCAAGAGCTTCAGCCGCCTTTTTGATATCCCCCGACGAATTCATCGATTTCCCGCCTGCGTCGTCGATCGCATCAGCATATCGCGAAGAACGCGCCTCAGCCTCAGCCGCGTTCTTCGACACCACGTACATGACGCCGCCAATAGCAAGCAGCGCAGCCCCCATCGGCCCGCCGATAAATGCCCAGGCTGAGGATATCGCGCGCCCCGTTGCGGCCATAGCCATGCCGCTGACAGATGCTGCCCTCAAGGCGGTGGCATGCTGTTGCGTTGCGGCTGTAAGAGCCTTCTGCGATGCAAGATTGGCCACATTGGCGGCGTGAAGCTGCCGGGAGGCGACAACACGGGTCCGCTCAGACGCGACGCCTTGGGTGACCATCGCATAATATGCTTTGGCACTGGCGAGACGGGTGGCGTTTGCTGCAGCCTCGACCTGCGCTGCTTTCAGCGCTTCAGCGGCCGAAAGGCGGGACTGTACAGCGGTGGCAGCGAGGACACCCGCCCACTGCTTGGCAGCGCCCAGTCCACGACCGGTGAATGCAGCGACCGCTGCTCCTCCGATCAGAAGGAGAGAATCCGCCACGGTATCGATGTTGGCGGCAAGCGCATTCAGAACGGTGACCAGAGCGTTCGAAGCGACGGATGCCCCTTCGGAATCCATCGTGTACTTGGTGACAGCGTTACCGACTTTCACCCAAGCCTGCTCGATGGTGGAAGTTGTCTTCGCAAACTCCTCGTCGATCCGTTTCGATGCACCAATGATCGCCTTGGTGACAACGTCGGCGGTAAGCTCGCCGGCATGAGCCATCTCGCGCAGCTTGCCGATGTTGACGCCAAGGCTTTCCGCCATGCCGCGCAGAAGCACCGGAGCGTTCTCAGCGACAGAACGGAACTCATCACCGCTGAAGCGATTCGACGCGATACCCTGAGAAAGCTGGATTGCGGCGCCCTGCGCTTCCTGTGCAGTGGCGCCACCAATCGCGAACGACTTCTGGACGGTCTCAGTGATCCGCAGCAGCTTCTGCTGGGAGAGGCCAAGATGCTCTGTTGCCCGAGCGGTACGGGCGTAGATGGTAACGGTGGCATCAAAGGCGGATCGCGTCCGCTGGGCGACATCGAAAAGGGAGTCCTGCGTATTTTTAAGATCCGCCGAATCCTTGGTGACCGTCTTCAGCTGGTTGCTGAGAAGATGAGCACCATCGGCTGTGCGGATCATCCCTGCCACAATCGCGGCGGGAACGAGGCCACCAACCGCGACACCAGCGGCCAGTGCCAGACCGCGCATTTGGTCGAGTGCAGTTGATGCCCGCAAGGCGCTCACCGTGACCCCGGTAAGTCCCCGCGTGTTGATGCTGGCCAGTGAGCGATTCAGGCTGAGAACCGAACGATCGATGCCGCCAACCGCCTGCTGTGTGCGCTTGCCTGTGCCTTCCACAGTCGACGCAAAAGTGTTCAGCCCAGACACCGCTTGGCCGAAGCTCGTGGTCAACAAGACGTTGATTGAGCCAACTCTCGCAGCTGATGAAACCATGCTACGTACTTTCGGTGGTTGGGGCGGAACGAATGCGTTCGACGACTTCGCGGAACGAGGGAGCCTTGTTCTCGCGGGTCAGTTTTTCGAGCTTTGGGATTGTCTTCGCGCGTTGCAGTTTGGCGTTCAGCCAATGGAGGGTGAGGTCACGCTTGAACTGGGCGGTCTCTTTCTCCGATCTGGCCTTACCAACCCGGAATATCTCAGCCGGCGTCAGCCGCCAGACTGTGACTGGGCAGATGCCAAATGTGTCAGCAACTTCAAGAGACCGCTCGACAACGCTTCGTCGAAAGGGATGCCGGCCTCCTCCGCTGCCTCCTTGGCCCGCTTCAGACCCTCCGCATCAGCCTTCTTGCGCTCGGCCTCGGCTGCCTTCGTGGCCTCCTCCACCAGTTCGGCGTGCGTCTTCCCAAGCCAAGCCATGGACACAGCATCCATGATGGGCTTTGCGGCATCAGCAAAATCGTATCCGCTTTGGAAAGCAGCGCGGAAATCGAAATCCTCGCCGATCTTCTCGACGCCCTTGCTGTCACGTTTGCGGAGACCAATGCTGAGGATCTTCGTCAGATCGGGAAGCGCACGGTCGACACAAGCCTGCTCCATCACGTTGAAAAACTGGCGGCCGAACTCTGCTTCCAGCTCCGCGAAATCTTCGAGATCAAAGGCGATGAAGACGCCCTTCCCAAGAGCGGGAAGAGCGACCTCGCCGCGGTACTTGTTTGCAGCCACGGCTCACCTCACGGGATCGGATAATAGGCTTCAGCGCCGGTCTTCTTGAGAGTGACCGTCATCTGCATCACACCCTGAACCGGGAAGGAGCGCGTGACACCCATGACGAGCCCATAGAACTCGTAGCCCTCGGTTTCGCCCGGAGCCTCGATATGGAAGGTGACCACTTCCCCGATCTTGCCCCGCAGGCCGGTCGCCCGATTGTGGGTGGCGTGCGTCGGGATGTAATTGACCGGGAAACTCATCTCGGCACCGTCCTTCAGGGCCGCGATATACTCACGGCGGCGATTGGGTGATTGATGGTTGGTGACCTCAACGAGTTCGACGCTGTCACCATCCTCAAAATCACCGACCTCGCCGATTTCCGCGAAGGTTTCCGGCGAACCGCCATCACCCATGAGCAAGCGTGTTCCGTAGCCCAAACGAGCTTCACTGTTGGGATTCGCCATCTTTCGGTCCTTTCCAAAGAAAATCCCGGCGCGATGGCCGGGTCCGGAGTTGTCAGATTTTCAGGGATATCAGTCCGCGAGACCTTCCTCGTCGGCGTACTTGACCTGCTTGCACTTATGAATTTTCGCCTCTTGGGCGTTGAAGGTGGTGCCATTGCACTTCGGGCAGGCCCACATCTGGATACCGGACCAGCGCTTTTCGACCATGCCGCCGACACCCTCGATGTCGGCCGCCGTTGGTCGCTTCTTTTTCTCAGGCATCCCTGCGGGCTTCACCGCCGGTGCACTTCGGCGTTTCGGCGCATTAGCGGATTTTTCTTCGTCAAGATGGTGCCGAAGCTCGGCGTTGCGCTGTTCCTTCCGGGCGACAAGCCGCCGTTCGAAATCCTCGAACTTTTCCGGCAGCGCAGAAACATCCGTTGCCTGCTCGGCTTCTTTCCGGCGAGCCATCACGTCGCTCCTGTGAAAAATGCGGTGAATTCCTGGACAGAGGTATAGACCTTGGCACCTTCGTCATATCCAGCCGCACTGTTGAAGTGAGAGGTCATCTGGACGGTCATACCGAACCGCTGGCCTTGCCAATTCTCCAAAGCGGCACGTACGGCATCACCAAGCTGGGTGGCGGCCTGAAATGTGTCTGCCCTGCATGTGATCCGGAGATGGCCATCGTAGAGCCCCACAGGGCCACTGTGCGTGTATTCAGCGCCGGATTCTGGCATCTCCAGCAAAATGTTAGGTCTCAGCGCTTCCTGATCGACGCGAACAAGATGGAAGCCGCCAATCGCCTTACTGTTCACCGCCGCGGTTTCCGCAAGCACAGCGCGGTAGAGGGTCAGAATGATCATCACTGCCCTCTATAGGCAACGGTGTTGGCGTAGCGGATCATGCCGCCGCCGAGTTCAGATGCCATGATCCTGACGACGTCATCGTCATGGGCGAAATATGCTGGTTCCAGGAACGGCTTTGCCTTGGCTCCGGGATGCATCTGGCGTCGTTTCGGCTGCCAGTGCGGCCGAGTGCCGGCCTCAACAAGATGCGCGATCCCGACACCTCTGCCGGTCGGCGCAATCACCCATTGAGATAGCGCGCTGGATGACTTCAGCTTCCTGATCTTCATGGACCGGCTGAGCACGCCGCGATGATAACTGCGGTTCGCCTTGAGGTTGGCTTTCGTCGCCCGGAGCATTGGCGCCAGAGCCTTTCGGGATGCCGCCCCGACCTGCCCTTTCGGGAACTGAGCAAGCCGCCGGATAGACCGTGCGGTTTCCCGATATCCTGTGACTTTGGACATCACATCGCCCCTTTGACGACATCCCAGGCCTTGCCGGACTGGATTTCCGGAAGCGTCCATTGCGTCCAAGCCATACGGCAGAACCAATCGTTGCGGTCGGGCATCACCAGAGGTGCAGTCACATGATGCGACGTCACATCCCACGCCATCGCCCCATCGTCAGTCGTGATCGCCGGCACACCGGCGAGGACAGCATCAACCGTCGCATTCGAATTGTAGGCGATGACGCATGTCGCCTCAGAGAGATCGTCGGCGAGACTACCTGTTGAGACCATATATGACGGGACCGGGAACTCCTGCCCTCGCCTCACGGCCTCTGGATGGGGACGGAAGCGGGCATCAACACCCAGTCGATCCAGATCGTCGATGGTATCCTTGAGCCATCCTAGATAATCGACGCCGCGCAGAGATTGATCGCCGAGAACCTGACCCGCGATCAGATAATATCCGTCGAATCGCTCCCAATCCTTGGCGAGGTCGCCGTGGTTTTCCCAGAATCGCTCGCCTCCATCCTGAGGTTCAGGAAAGCGGGCTTTGCCGTTGAGGCCATCCCATCCAAGCGAAGTCCAGACGTTCATCCGGTCGCCGATATAGCCGCGCTCCATCACCAGAACAGGCTTATCGAAGCCGCTTTCCTTCAGCCGGCGACCGATCCTCCAACCCCAGCAAATGGCGAAGTCCGCTGCCGGATCTGGTAGGTGAGAGAATGTTGAACACGGAACCCGATGCCGGCCGAGCCCCTGCACCATCGCCGAGACATAGCCGCTGACCGCCCTGCCGGGCGACAGATAGACCGCTGCTCTCATTTCAGGATGCAGCCGATGCCCATCTTCGAACCATCGTCGACGAACTCGACGTGATCATGCTTCGCCTTCAACTCGACCCAGAGGCGAGGAACCTCAACCTTGTTCCCATGAACTTTCTCGGCCTGCCCCTCGCCTACGATGTCGTGAAACGCAATCAGCGGCGCGAACTGGGAATAGATCTCCCAGTCAGCTTTGACGCCATCATAACGGTGGTCGCCATCGATCAGGGCTGCATCATATGGCCCCTCAACCATCGCGAGCTGCCTGATGCCTGACGAGGTGCTGTCACCAAAGATGCAGCGGACGTCATAGCCGCGCCTGCGGAGATCAGAACATGCGTCTTCCAGCGATCCGCGGCTTTTGTCGGTTCCCCACATCCCGCCGGGAAGATCGACCGCGACACCCTTGGCTCCCTTCGGCAGAGACATCATCACTTCGAAGAAAGTGTCGCCATGCCTTGCCCCGATCTCCAGATACCGGATGACCTGTCTTGCCTGCATCAGGGCGATGAACGATCGCAACTCGAACTCGTTCTGGCTGGCCCGGCGGCCGGATCGGGTCTCAAGCAAGGGCATCCTCCAGAGAAACTATTGGCAGCCAATCGATTGTCGACGCCGGCGAGGCGTTGAGAACAGCCACGCCGGCATTATCGAGATCATCAGTCAGCAGCCGAAACTTTGCCCGCCAAGCGCTGGTATCGGAGCACATGTCCATTCGGCCGCCATGCCGGCCGAACCAGTGGTCACGGGCGAAATCCTTGTCGGTGAAGTCCAAGGCGACGATGACAATCCGCTTTGCCCCGAGTTGGGCGGCGATGTGAACGGCATGATGCCCAGAGTTCGGCCCATACCGAAGCATGCCGGGCGTCGGGTCGAATCCGTCCACGCCTCTGACGTACTCCTCTGGGTTATGAGCCACGACACCGTCGATTCCGATGACATGCTGGACGTCGTAGCGGCCCAGATTATTCCTCGAAACCTTGACCTTCCTGAACCCCGGCACCCCGCTGTGATGATCCCACCATTTTGCATCGGCGCTGTAGAGGATGTCTGCAAACCAGCACGGATAAACCGCGTCGGAAACAGCAATGACGCGGCACCGATCAGAGGATCGAGCGATACCGATCGAGCGGACCTGCGCCAGAGACAGTGAGGGACCGCCAGCGACAACAACGGCTGTCTCACCAGCCCAGATATCGCCCGGGGCAAATAGATGGCTCACTGTGGGATATCCTCTGGCAAGGCCCCATACCTCTGTCCCTTGAGGTTTGCCTGGATCATGATGTCACCATGGCCGTCATAGTCCGGCATCACAGCGAGGAGATCGAAGACGAGGCTGTCTGCCCGGATGCCATGGGTGCCATAGTCATGGGTGTCATTGTAGACGGCGCGCATGACCTCGCTGACGCCCTCCAATTCGAGGTAGTCGCCGCGGATCGTATGGGTGACCACCGCTTCGAGTTCGGCGCCTTTGAAGATTTCCCGGCCACGGTCAGGATTGATCGACACCCAGACCTGTCTGTCCTCGACCCACCGGAACTGATCGCCCCATTGTGGATCGACGAACTTGACCTTCTTCTGGATCAAAACGAGGTTGGGATGACGTGATGGGATCATCACCAGCCACCATTCAGTTCGTGGCCATTCGGCACGCGAAATTCCTTGACCAGTGAATCAACGCCGAAGACTATCTTCTTGTCCACGTTCATAATTCTGGGGTCGAGGAAACTTGCCTCACGGGCGACCATGTAATGGGCGGCAAGCAGATAGGAAGCCTGCCTCAAAGCTGCCGGGACCTGCTCCGCATCGGTTGCGCCAGCCTTGTATTCGATCTCCATTGAGCCAATCTGGCCGACCAGTCCGGTATCGATGCGGGTCACCATGCGATCCACGGTCTGGGTATATTCTCCATCAACCATCGTGGTTTCGACATCACCAACCGCGTACTTGATATGGACGATTTCAGCCGATGCGGTGCGGGGTAGATAAACGACGGGAAGGACGCGGCGCAGACGCAGAACAAGCGTCTGCTCCATCAGCGCCAGATTGGTGCGCTTTTCGACGTAGGCGTCAGCGGCCTCGATCCAGAACTTGATCAGGTCGTCTTCCGATCCGTGCCTGATCCTCCTGCCTGACTTCACCAGATCGACGCTGATCGAGGTCGCGCTGGGTGGCGTTTTCACGGTCAAATCCATGGCGTCCTCGATCCAGATAGTCTGAAGGCCGGATCATGCGATCGGCGTATCGGGCGTCCTTATCAGGCACCGTCGCCGCCCTCGGCCTGCTTCTCGGCGTCGCCTTCAGGCTCACCGGCCAGTTCCTTGGCCTTGTCGATCTCAGCGGCAAGGCGGGCGGCGCCCCAGCGGGCATCAGCATCAGAGCCGGTCAGTTCCTTGAACTCGGCACGGAGACTGTCCGTCGCCGAGCCGGGAAGCACTGGATCGCTTTCCTGCTTCGCAGGGTTGAACTTGCGCGAGGTGATCTCGGCACCGTCGCCGCCCTCGGCCTGCTTCTCGGCGTCATTCTTGGTCCCGATAAGGGCAGCGTACCCCTTTCGCACGAGATCCTTGGCGATCTCGGGAAGGAAGCCGGCCTTTTCACCGGCGACGTTGGACGCATAGTTCTTCTTGAGAACGACAACGACCAGACCGCGCTTGTTTGGCTCGAACGGGTTCTTGCTCATGATTTCTCTCCAAATGATGAGGAGCGAGCGGCCCGTGAGCCGCCCGCGACGCCGTAATGGCTTAGTAAGCGCCCCAGTCGACGCCGGTGATGTTCACCACAGCGCCGGCATGGCGGATGTCAGCGTCGTGATGCATGATCGCGCGAACCAGCGTGACATTGCGCTGGAATGCGGAGTGCATGTCGTTGCCGACCTTGTACGAGGCATCTTCCGACACCTTGAACGAGAGACCGCTGGCCTCACCGAACAGGACGTGGCTGAAGTCGATCAGGCTGATGTCGGACTCATCGCCGCCGGTGCCGAGGTTGATCGGCCACATCGTGGTTTCAAGAACCGGCTTGTTGCGGAGACGAGGACCGCCAGCATCCGGCCCGAACTGGATCTCGGGGTAGACACGGTTACCGTTCCCATCGCGAAGACCGGACAGGAAGATGCGGGTGCGTGGCGCCATAACCCATGCCGCGCGACGCCCCATAACCTTGCGGTTGCGCATCTCGGTTTCAGCCCGGGCAAGGCTGGCCTCGATGTTGTCGATGAGCGTCGACAGACTGGTGATCGCCGCGAAGGAAGGCACACCGGCGATCTTGGTGATACCGGTCGGCGTATTGGCCGTGCCGGTTCCGCGAAGCAGGTTGAGATCCATCAGCTCGCCGAGGGCGCCGCGCATATCGTCCTGGATGAAGGACTCCATGCCACCGATCGACCAGGCTAGCAGTTCGTTCGAGGCCGGGACGATGACCGAAAGGCGCTTTGCCTGCAGGACAACGTCACGGAACGTCTGCTGCTCGACGCCAATGTCGGTAGCCTCGGCACCATAGCCACCGGTGACGCCCGTATCGCCGGCTGGAATGGTCAGGTTGCCATTGGGGAGGCCGATCTTGCGGGGACCGCCAGCGAGGAATGCCGAATCCTCGCGAAGGATTTCGATGATCTCATTGGCGAGCGGCGTCGGGACGGCGTAACCACCATCAGATGGCGTCGTGGAAACCAGTTCCTTGGCCATCTGGCCAAAACCATGCTTCTCCAGCTCCGCCTGCGGCGTCGAACGGGAATGGTGGGCCGCGATAATCGACGTGACCGCCATGCCGAACTTCTGGACCGGAGTGAGATCCTTCTTGGGCTGGGCGGCCGTACGCTGACCGCCGTTTCCTTCAGTCTCATCGACCGGAACAGCGGCACGCTTGATGGCTTCGTCAACCTCGACAGCCGTGGCGATCTTGGCTTCGAGAGCCTTGACCTCATCCATAGCCGCCTTCAGGGCGTCGGTGTCTTCCTGCGTCGCGCCGTCAGCGAGCGCCTTATCACGCAGTGCAGGGAGGCCCTTGATCTTTTCCGCGAGGGCCGCACGGAGCTGAGCGAGATTCATATCTCGATCCTTTCTCTCAAAGAAAAACCCGCCTCAATGGGCGGGTCTGGGTTCGGTCCTCGCGGACCAGTTTATCGGGCTGGCCCGATGGCTTAGGCGGCGATGTTGTTCCTCGCCGCGATCTCTTCAAACTCGGCCTGAAGCGACTTCTGTATTTCTGGATCGGCCTTGCTCGGCTCGGGATTATCGGCTTTGAACATGCCTCGGATGCCGCCGATCAGCTTGGAAAGGATCCCCTTCCCTTCTTCAGGCAGGGTGTCGACCTTAGGCTCGACGCCCTTGAAGACAGCCTCAACACCTTCTTCGATTGCCTTTGCCATCTCTCCGACGGCCCTTTCCACTGCATCGACGTCCTCTTGATCCTCGTCAGTCACGACGCTGGCGTGAACCTGCTTTGCCGCGGCTTCCATGCGGGCCGTCAATTCGCGCACCTCACACAGCCATTCCGGAGCATCGATCACGAGGCTGGTTTTGTTCCCGCTTGCATCCTTGTGCGCAGCCTCCAGGTCGGCTTTCGGCACGATCAGGCCGGCAGCAGTGCGCTCATAGGTGTCGAGCACTTCCTCAAGGAAGTCACGGGCGAGCGTGTTGCCTTCCTTGATCGATTTTGCCAGTGCCGCCGGATTGGCCGGGATCGAGACGATGGAGCACTCGTAAAGCTCCCATTCGAGGATGTCGTAAGCCCAGGTCGGCTCACCCTTATCGTCGAGCTTGCGCTCAAGCTTCTTCGGCATAAACCCGATGGAGGCGGCGCGAAGAATGCCCTGAGCCATCAGGTTGTAGGCCATGTCGACGTGGGCAGCGGTTCCTTCAGACGCCAGCGTCGCCCTGCCCTCGATACGCTTGCCCTTGTTCTGGACATCGGACCATGTGCCAAGGATGAGGTCGCTGCGATGATTGAGGAGACAGATCGGGTTGGTGTCGAACCGGCTCAGATCGGCGCCCTTGGCCCGCACGGTATCGCCGTAACTGTCCGTGGTCTCATCGGTCATCACAAAAACCGCCGAGCGGGTGGCCTGATCGAACGTCTTCGGCATCTTTGCCGCCTTGTAGACGACGCCATCCCGCGCCGTCAGCGAGCGCTTGCCGAGATATTCGTCGATACTGACTTTGTTGGGCATACTCGCCTCCTCAGTTCTTCACGAGGCGGAGGATTTTGTCCTCACCCTCTTTCTTGGGCTTCTTCTCGTCGTCGTCGAGCGCAGATACTTCTTCTTCGCCGGGCGCATTGCCGCCCGCCTTCATGACCACTTCGCTGTTCTTGTCGACGACCACGAAATTGCCGGAGAACATGCGCTGGCGGCCGATCTCGCCACCGGCGGCGTTGTACCCGATGGCCTCGCGCATCTCGTCATATTCGAGCATGCCGTTCTTCCAGCGGCTCTCGATCACCTTCTGACGCTGGAAAGGATCGGAGGCATAAGCGGCTTCTTTGTCGAAACCGATGAAGAATTTCTCCTGCTCGGCCTCTGTGAGAAGAACTGGTTCAGTCGCCTCACAAACCGCGTCGAAGATCGGAACCAGACTGTCGTCGACGTACAGGCGCTCCATGCTGTCGAGATTGTCGTATTTGACGCTGTCGAAGACGTAAGCTTTGTGCGGCGGCACCCCGTAAAACCGGCAGATGTCCATCATGGCTGCCGTGTTCGCCTTCAGGAACTCAGTATCGACCGCCGTCAAGCTCATCTTCTCGACCTTCGGCGATTCACCGTTGGCGCCCTCCAGGATGAAGGGCTTTCCCTTTTCGCGAGAATGCTTGGCCTGCGCGGTCAAATCCTTGTTCAGACGCTCCCACTGCTCATCGGTCAGACCTTCGGGGAACGTAATCCCCAGGATCGGCATGCCGCCGTTGTTGAAGATGTCCGTCTGGAACTTGTGCATGTGGTTGAGCAGATCGAATGCTGCTCGGGCCACATTCGACGTCGCGATGGAGTCATACCCGTTGAATGACCTCAGCCTGATATGGGCGATGTGATCATCGAGAAGGCCACCACGCGCCCAGCCATACTGCGCTTCGGCATGAAGACCATTCGGGCTGACATCGTAGACATAGCGGCGCCGGCCGGTATCGACGCGGATCGTGACGTCAGTGTGCGGGATACCCTGAATTTCCAGCAGCTTGTTGTCCTGCGCACGGCGAGCGGCGACGTAATACTGCGATGCCGTTGCCAGATAGCAGGTCGTGATCCGCAGAAATTCTTTGATGCCGTAATACCGACTGGTCCGGCTATCCAGTATCTTCGCAACCGGGTGCTCGCTGGGCTCGACAATCTCCGCCCCACCCTTTCGACGGCGATAGAGGTAGACAGGCGTCCGGGCAACATCGCGGGAAAGAACGTCGATACACTTCAAGCTGACAGCGAGACGAAGCATTGCCTGCCGGCTACCGGCGGCGACGTACCCCATTTGGAAAAGCTCGTGCAGGTTTGTCGTCGTCCAGAGATGATCCTCAGACGCGCCGAAGCTGCGCACGGCGAGGCCAGCGCTCTTATTCGTCTCTGGTTCGATCATAGAAGGTGCGTCCGACGCGCTTGCTTTTTGAGATTCTTAAGCTTTTCGAGCGGGCGGAGATTGGTTAGCGCCCACGCCGCCCTGAACGCAGGGTGGTCAAATCGGTCATATTTAAAGGATGCGAGTGGGACGATGTGGTCGAGATGCCAATAAATCCCGAAATTCTCCCAAGTCATCCCATTGGTAAACTGACGTTCGATGTGCTTACAAAGTTGCGATTTCGTGTATCCGAACGCTTCTTGCCAACTCTTGTTCTTATAGCCAAGCGTATCAGGACAGCTTGGTTTCCACTGCCTCAAGCGCAAAGCTTCCCTGACGTTGTTACCCACAGCGTGAGAGAAACGTTGTTCTCCGGATCTGCCCTCCCGCTGGAGACGAGTCATCATCCGAACCTTTTCAGGGTTGGCCGCTCGCCACCTTCGGCGGTTTTCCGCCTCTGTATCGCCAGACCTCTCCCTGCGCTCTCGGTTGATGCGCTCTCGGTGCTTTTCAAGATACCGACGTTGCGCGTCCCTTTGCTTATGAGGAGCCTTAACTCGCGAAATTCTCGCATTGCGGGCGTGACACGCCCTACAATAACTCTCCAGCCCGTCAGGGGCGCCAGCTTTCGGACCGAAATACTCGCTAGTTCGCGGATTTTCTGTGTCGCACTGGCTACAAGACCGACCATTACGGATATTATACTTTTGACGACCGGCGAGTGGGTCACCATGTCGCTTCCATCGCATGTAGTGAGAACCGCACCACCCCCGCGAATTGACAGGCTTGCCACATCCGTCGATCGAGCATACGGGTTCGTTAGCCATCGTTACCTCCGTGAAAGGTTATGGTGGTTAGAAGCCGTCGCGGTGTTACCAGCACCCGTCGGCTTCGCTGGTTTTACCCCACACCGACAGGTGATCAAGTCAATCGCCGACTATTCTCATGCCTCTTATAAGCATTTCCGATGGCCGTCTGACCTTCAGGGGGTCGACCTGTTCGAGGTAACAGGCATGCGCCATGCACATCCCATCGAACCCATCGATCTTCATACGGCTATGCTCGGAGACCTTCTTGGGCAGGATCAAATCCGCCGTGTTCTGGCCACCGATGGTATTTTCGACATTCCAAGCCAGTACCGGGTTTCCGTTGTGAGTGAGACCCTTCGTCTTACCCACGGCACGGGCAGTGATATCCTTGCAAGGCTCCGAATAGTTCGGGGCGTTTTTGCGGAAGGCCACCACCGGCTTTCCCTGTTTCGTCAGGCTGCCCATCAGCGCATTGGCCTCACGGTCGTCGATCGCGATCAGTTCGACCTCGGCGATGTCGCATAGATCGAGCAAATCTTTCTCGATCTCGACATAGGTATGGAATGAGCCGGGCGTGAACGTCAGCCAGCCATTCTCATGCCAGTGCTCGTAGATGTCTCGGACCTCTTCATCATCCCGCCATGGGCCATGCTCAGGGACATAATGCTTGGCGAAGAAGACGACCCTCCCATTCGGCATTTCGAACTCTGCCACCCAGCAAACCATGTCGTTTCGCGTGGCGAGATCGACACCAACCCAGCACCGCTCTCCAGCGAACTGGAAAAGCTTCAGCTTCTCGTCGGCGCAGGCGTCCCACTGGTCCCGACCGATAAGTCGGCTCTCACCAAGGCCCCAGACATTGAACCGGGTCCGCAAGACCTCATTCTTATTCCGCGGGCTGGTGTAGATCTCCTCGACTTCCTGCAGCACCTTCCGCTTCGGCGTCGAGATGCCGAAATTCGGGTTCGCCTTCCGGATTACCCGTTCATTCCGCCAGTTGCCGAAATCGGTGGGATCAATCGTCCAGATCGCCGCAAATAGCTCTGGTCGATTGCGCTTGCCCTCCAGAACCTCAATTGCGATGTTCCGTTCATCCCAGCCGACACCGAATGCGTTGTAGCCGGCCGATCCGATCTCCAGGAACAGGCTTTCCGGACGGGCGCCCTGCGAAGACTTCATCACGTTGAAGATCGATGCCGGCAGCGAGTGAAACTCGTCGGCGACAACCACCTTCGGGTCATGACCGTCCTGCTTCTTGCCCGACGAGGACAAGATGACAGCGTAACTCTCCGTTTCGGCGACATCCATCCGCTCATTCAGGGTGCGGATGCCGTAATGCTCTTTCAGAGGCGGATTGAACTCCACCATCTTCGTCATGGGCTCAAGAACCTTGAGAGCTAGAGCAGCCGTCGGGGCGATTATGTAGAGATCGTCACCGATGTATGCGTTTGGCCCAAGCTCGTAGAGCGAGACCCCGGCGGCGAGGAGCGACTTTCCCTGCTTTCGGGTTATTTCCAGTTGCGCGATATTGACGACACGGTCGCCGGTATCCGACCAGCGGAAGCCGTAGATCGCGATGACAACCCAGATCTGCCACGCCTCAAGCCGGATCGGCTTCTTCGCGAGGACGCCCTTCACATGGCAGAGCGTTTCAATGAATGCACAGGGCTCTACTGCGTGCTCATCAGACCAGTAGATGTCACCCTTGCCGGACTTGGCCTCAGCATACATCGCGAGGAAGCGACGAGCGGCAAGGATCAGCAACCTACAGGCAGGGATCGCCTCATTCGCGACAAGCTCAGCATACCGGGCACCGATGGTGACATAATCCGGGTACGAGACACCCTCGATCTTGATCTTGGCGCGCGGCTCCAGCGATGAACGAGAGCCATCCGGCGTTTTCAGCGCGGCAACCTTATTCGCCGAACCTCGCTTTCTTTGCCCTCTTGGCGAACCCAAACTTGGCATAGACATTCTCACCGCCGCCGACTGCCGTCATCAGCGTTTGACTGGCATCCAGTTTTTCGAGCTTCATCATCGCCGCACGCTTGGCTTCCATGGCCTGCCGCGTCGGGCGTTTTCCCTTGTCGATGGTGAACGCGATATCATCTGTCGCGATGGCAAGCATCTCGACATATTCACGGGTCTTCAGGGTGAGAAGGCCAGATTTGATCAGCGTCCGGCACCACTCCTCATAGACCTTCGCCCCTGCCGCAAGCAGAGGGATGTTGGGTTCTGGAATTTCCTTGAATGAGGGCAGGAAGTGGACTTCCGCCCCTTCTGCGGCCGGCTTCTCAGGCTTCTCCTTGGTCTGCATTCTCGAAAATCTCCGCCAGCGGGCCGCGCTTCAGGATCGCGAACGCTGCCGGTCTTGTCTCCGGATGCCGGCACCACTGCGTGAGAAGATTGATGGCTCCAATCTTGCGGGCATAAGCCTCCATCTTGGCCTTCCAGCCGTGGTGATGCTGTCGGCAAAGGGCTTGTAAATTGCTCCATTCCAACCGGAGATCGGGCTCATCCTTGATCGGAACGATATGGTCGACCTCATCGGCCAGGCAGAGGTATCCGCGGCGCTTGCATTCCTCGCATTGCCGTTTCACGTGCTGCATGTAGGAGTGCCGAAGCTTCTCCCATTCAGCATCATAACCCCTACTCTGCCGGCTGCCGCGATAGACTTCGCGCTTGCGGTCGCGCTTTTCGCCCCGCTCACGCGCCGCGACAGGAGCTGATGAACGGCGGAAGGACGGGATTGTCATACTCTATTGCCGACGTCGGTTGCATCTGCTTTCATGAAGCTCAGGGGGAAGTTATGCCAGACTATCAGTTTGATGTTCCGCGGCTGCGCGATCGAGATCTTTTCAAATTTTTCTGTGAGGTTTCATCAGCAATAGGCTCCCCTCACATTACGGTTGCAGAAAGAGGCTCAAACGGTGGGCAAACAATAGCCACTACTGACAGAGGCGAGGCAGATAAACATGCTTTAGCGACGTCCCCACTTTTTTCGATCTCTAGCGCCTCCACTCATGCAGATGGCATCGGCGTCTCTATAAACCGCCATGCAGCTGGCGCGGATTCAACCTCGGATCGCTTATCTTTCAGCAATAGCGCGAACGTCCAGCAGGTTGGTCGGGACGTGGTTCGCCGCGTGAACGAACTCATCGATAAACATTTCGTCCCTGGCCCAGAGCCGTTCACTGGCTTATTTCACAATCAAAAAACATTCACGTCACTCATCAAATCGCATCAGCAAATGCTGGTGGGGCTACAAAGCACAGCAACGAACATTGCCGAACAATTGGCCGCAGCTCGATTGAGCTTGGAGCAAGAATTTGCAGAGCGGAGATTATCTCTCGAAGAGGAATTTCAGAAGAGGCATGCCGATGGAATTGCTGCACTTGATGAACAGCGCTCACTGATCTTTACCCAGGAAGAAGACTTAAGAAAGAGAACCCTTGAACTTGATGATCGGGATCATATTCATGCTCGCCGTCAATTGAGAGAGCAAATAACCTCAAACATATCCAAGCGGCTCGAAGGCTCTATGGTCCCGTATAGGACATCATTTATAGGCTGGATAGTGTTCTCGCTTACGTTAACTGGGTCCATATTTCTCGGCATAATCTCTTATCTTAGCTTAACTGAATTCACCGAAATAGTTCGCATCGGCGCAAACAGCAGCACATCAGTTCAAATGAAGAGTGATATTGCGGCGGTGACCCTCGCGAACTCCTCAGTCGTATGGTTTTTACTCGCCAGAGGCGCCGTAGCTGGGATCGGCTCAATTGCGTTCCTTGTATACGCAATCTCTTGGTTAAAAAGCATATATCACGCCGACATCAGAGCCCACAGGGATCTTGAACGCTATTCTATTGATTTGAATAGAGCAAGTTGGGCCGTTGAGACAATTATGGAGGCAAAAGCTGGGGATGGAGCTATTCCCGACATCTTGATCGCCGGAATGTCTCGCAACTTGTTTGATGGCAGTTCCTCCGAAGGAGCTTACGCAGCGGCTACGAACGATGCTCTTGGATCACTTCTCCGAGCATCGGCTAAAGCCAAGATTGGTCCCAGTGGTGCAGAATTTGAACTGAACAGTCGAGGCGCCAACAGGATCGCCAGCCAACTAAGCGAATAATCCGGCGTCCCTACTTCACCGGCCATCATGACCACGACTGGTTGCCACCAGCCGCAGTGCCTCGCACCGATTGGATCTCATCCACGAGCAGTTGACATTGGCCCCATAGCCGGGATCAGGGGAAGGAGGTAGCGAGGCTCCTGAAATCCTATGCCGCTTCCTTCTTGCGCTTCGCTTCGCGCTTGCGGCGTAATTCGTTCCGCTTTTCCGACCAGGAGAAATCCTCGTCACCACCGACGGTCAGGAATGATCCGAAAGCCCCATCGGCTCGCCAGAAAGCATCGCACCCGCATTCCGACGCATCGCCCTCGATGTTGTCTGATATATCGCTGTTTTCGCCGCCAACCTGCAAGCCACCCGCAATGCCGTTTTCGATATTCTGCACATCACTACGAGCCAGTTGTGCATAAATTCGAGCCACAGCCTTGTTTTTGCGCTCCAGTCCGGTTGTGCGGCTGACATGCTCAACACGACGGCACCAAGACGAGAATGAAGGCCCTCCAGCTTTCGAGAATGCCCACGCCCACAGAGCGCGACGCAGCTTTTCATTGTCGAGAAGGTCTCCTGTCCAGCGCAGACACTTTTCCCAGAGCGTCACATCCTCGGCCTGGACCTTGCTTGACCGGCCGTCCCAGAATGCTTCGCGTTCATCAGAGAGCGGGTTGTCGCCGCGCAGGAGCTTATCGCCGATCTCCTTGCGCCAGTTCAGTTTGTCCTCATAGGTGCGAACCCATTGCAGTGCATACCCGCCATAGCCAGCCGGCTTCTCACCACTGCGCGGCATCTTCCGCTCGATCTCGGCGGCGCGGATGAATGCTTCGGCGATTTCAGCTTCCGTCATCGTCCCTCTTCTCCCGAGGCAATATCGAGAACCTGACGATAAAGACGTGCGACCTGATCTGTAGACAGAGTCCAGTTTACACTCACGACTGCAAAGATTGCAGGGTCAAGGTCTTGCAATGCTTCAATGGCAGCGTGAGCATCATCAATACCGGCTTCCCATCCGGTGTCATCGTTGCGGTCGAAATTCCTGATATTGAACTGACGTTGGATATTGCGGGCGATTTTCTCAGTTAGTCTCATCCTGTTTTCCTCCGCTCATCCAGCAAATCCGGCTGGCTCTGGTCTATCTCAAAACGTCGGAAAAGTCGCTCGTGAACGAGCCCAGCAAGAGCGGCACGCTGGGAAACAAATCCCCTGATCCGATGAAGTGAAAACTGCAGCTCACCCACCGGCGCATGATCCCAACACTCGAACCAAGCCTCAGGGTCAGCCTCGATCACATCAGCATAGGCGCGGATCAAATCGCTGGTTGCCCACAGCGACACCTCATCCA